CCCGTGGTGATCATCTCGTGTCTTGGTGATCATCCCGTGGTGATCATCTCGTGTCTTGGTGATCACCCATAGGCCCCTTTTTTGACACCCCCGTCTCCACGTTAGGAACCTCCCCCTCTTCCACTCCAAATGAAAAAGCCCGCTAGCGACCCAAAAGCAAAAAGGCGACTCCCCTCAAAATCCGTATTTATGGATAGAAGGAGCGGAGAGAGAATCCGCCCGGGTTTGCACAACTATTTTCCCCGTTCCTATCAGTTAGCTCCCTTAGCTGCTCTCGATTCTGGCATCAAGCGCGCGGTTTGCGTCTGGCATCGACGTGCCGGCAAGGATAAGACTTTCCTCAACTACACGATCAGTGAGATGACGAAGCGGGTGGGGGTTTACTACCATCTTTTCCCGACTTACGGTCAAGGCAAGCGCACTATTTGGGATGGTATCGGCTCGGATGGCAAGCCGTTTCTCTCGCATTTCCCCGAGCAGTTGGTAAAGCAGAGGAACGAGACGGAAATGCAGGTGCAGTTAAAGAACGGCAGTATCTGGCAGGTTGTTGGAACGGACAGGAATTTGGACAATTTGGTGGGGCCGAATCCAGTTGGTTGTGTGTTCTCGGAATATTCGATTCAAGACCCGCGCGCGTGGACGCTACTGCGGCCGATCTTGAGAGAGAATGGCGGCTGGGCTATTTTCATTTATACGCCTCGTGGGCAAAATCACGGCTGGGATTTGTACAGGATGGCCAAGGAGAATCCTGACTGGTACTGCGACCTGCTGACTATCGCTGAGACCAACCGAGACGCTCCTGGAGAGGAAGGCGGGCCGGTCCTGACCGAAGCTGACATCGAAGCGGAGAAGCGTGAGGGCATGTCGGAGGACATGATTGCTCAGGAGTATTACTGCTCGTTTCAGGGGTCGCTCAGCGGCGCTTATTATTTGAAGGACATCAACGACGCGGAGGCGGCTGGGCGGATCAAGGATGTTCCCTGGGACCCAACGCTTCCGGTTTATACTTTCTGGGATTTAGGCTATGACGATTCGACTTCTATTTGGTTCGCTCAATCCCACGGCTTTGAGTTGGGCTTCATCGATTATGAGGAGGGGTCGCAAAAGGGTCTCCCCTACTACGCCAAAACGCTCCAGGAAAAGCCTTACACCTACGCCGAGCATGTTTTTCCGCACGACGTGGAAGTTCACGATTACGGTTCCGGTAATACTCGAAAGAGCACCGCCGAACAGCTCGGTATAGATCCGATCGTGGTGGCGCCCAAGCTGTCGCTTAATGAGGGTATTAACGCCGTGCGCGCATGGCTTCCCAGAGCTTATTTCGACCGTGAAAAATGCGGCCGTGGCCTGGACTGCCTGAGAAATTACCGCCATGAATGGGATGAAGAGAAGAAGATCTTTAAGGATAAACCCGATCATAACTGGGCCAGTCATGGGGCCGATGCCTTGCGCACCGGAGCGATGGGCTTTCGCTATAGCGGTCTGGACATACCTATACGGATTTTGACAAACCTGTCTTATGAGAGTAATACAGGGGGTAGTGTGCGAGTTCTGACGAACCTGGCTAGATCATGAGCGTTTTTTTTAATAAAGGATTCGATCCCAACAGCCCGGAGCAGCAAAGAAAATCCCCTAAAGAAAGAGCCGAGGATGAGAGGCGAGAAGCGGCGAAAAAGGCCGCGCGAGCCGGTGGAAAAAAGCAATCCGCTTCCCAGCTTATCTGGGACGCCATCGGCGGAAAGGCCGATTGAATTATGGCATTCTTTTCAAATTTATTCGGCGGCGGCGCTAAAAAAGAAAAACAGCCCGAAACGTCCAAGACCACCGATCCGGCGATACAACAGGCGGCCTATGAGGCGCAGCGAAGAGCGTCGCTCGCGAGAGGCAGAGCATCGACCATACTGACGGGAGGGGGTCTCGGTAATGTCGGATGAATTATTTAAATGTATCGCAGCCTGTGGCTTTAGCGCCGCGGCTGGTTTTATCTATAGAAAGATGGATCGGTAAACAATCGAGAAAATGAGCACACCCACCGAAATCGTCCGCTGGTATGAGCAAGGCTCCAATGAGCGGGCCAATTTCGATAACATCGCCGACGAGATTCGCCGCTTCATGGATCCACACGGGCCGAATATCCAAACTAAAGACGCTCCTGGACAAAGGCGCGCTATTGAAATCTTCGATAATACCGCCGGCTGGGCCGGCCATCTCTTCTCTCAGTTCGTTCAGGGCGCAGCCTGTAATCCGGCGATGAAGTGGTACAGCCTTCAGCATCCTAACGTTGAGCTTAATCGTAATGGGGAGGTGGCTCAATGGAACTCTATCGCCACCGATCAAGGTCTGGCTCTCAAACACGACTCCTTCTACGGTCCGGTCGGCCAGTGCATCAACGAGTGGGCGTTTTATGGCAACGCGCCGATGCTGGTTGAAGAAGTGCCACAGAAAAGACCCGGCCTCAAACGTATTCGTTATACCGCTGTCCCCTTCGGTAGCTACGTTATGTTCGAAGGCGACGATGGCAAGATAGACAGATTTATCAGGTCTCTTGAACTGCCGGCCTATATCGCCGTGAACCTGGGCGATGTGAGCGACGATATTAAAAAGTCGATGGAGAAAACGCCAACTAAAAAATTCGAAATTCTCCATTCTATCATGCCTCGCGACGCCTATGAGAAAAAAGACATCGAGACCTCTACCGACATGCCCTATGAGTCATGTTGGGTGGAAAAGAAATCGAAAAAGCTCATCAAAGAAAGCGGCTACCGTAAATTCCCCGTCGCCATCGCGCGCCATACCTTGATTGCCGGGGAGACTTACGCGCGCGGACGGGCCGAATTGGCCCTGCCCGATGCCCGTAGTCTCAACCAGGCCGATCAGAAGGCTCTGCTCAAGTGGGACAGAGAGCTCGACCCGCCGACGCTCACCAAAAGCGGCACTATCGTCGGTGGCATCCTGGATAAGCGGGCCGGCGGGAACTCAATGGTGCGAGACGTGAACGGGGTCCGCCCATTGTTCGAAGGTTCGAACTGGCAAGCCCATGACACGATGGCTCAGCGCAAGGAGCAATCCGTCCTCAGAGTTTTCGCCGTCAATGAGATAGTGCAATTGCTTTCGCGCGAACGGCCCGAGATGACCGCATTCGAATGGGACGGCAGAATCAAGCTGCTCCAACAAATTTTAGGTCCGGTCTATCACTTGCTTGAAGCGGATTTTTTCTCAGTCATTATCGACATCGAATTGGACATCATGCTCAATATCCCCGGCATGCTTCCGGCTCTGCCGGCGGAGCTCGAACGATTCGGCGCCCATATGGCAGTCTACAATGGGCCACTCTCTAAGGCCCAGAGACAAAATGAAATCCAGGATATCCAGCAATCGATGGCGGATATCGCCGGCATGCAACCGCTCTATGCCGAGGCGCCGTTGTTGATCGATGGCGAAAAGGTTATTCGCAAGCTTTTTGAGATCAGAGGCACCCAGGACGTGTTGAGAAATGAGACGGAATTTAAAGAGTCTGTGGATGCCTACGCCAACGCGAAAAACGCCGAGAAGATGGCCGGGCTACTTGCTGGCGGCGCCGAGGCGTTGGGTAAGGCGGCGCCGGGCTTGAAGGTCTTGAAAGACGAAGCGATGGGGAATAGGCAGGCGGCATGAGAGTTTCGATTATCGAGATTGACGATTTTACTCTTGAACAGCGCAACGCCGCCATTCAAAACGGTTGCAGTCCATATGGAGCGTTCTTCGCCTATCTTACCGCCGTCAGGCTTACCGACGTTTCGGGCTCCACGGAATACGAGCGTGGTACGGTCGAAGGTATGCGCGCGTTGGCTAAAGAGCTGCAAGATATCGTGCTGATGAAAGACAAACCGCTGGAAGTAAAAACGAACATGAAGTGACATGGCATTCACCGAAGAGCAAGCCGCGATTATCCCGGAAGAAGTGAGATCGTCTCCTACCTGGGAGAAATTCAAAGAGCCGGGCGAAGTCTTCAAAAGCTACGTGGAGCTGGAAAAGCGCCAGGGCAATTCAATTCATTTTCCTGACGAAAAAGCCAAGCCAGAGGATGTCCAAAAATGGTGGGGCGAGACCAGCGCGAAACTCGCCGAAAAAGGCTTCATGGAGCGGCGCCCTGAATCTCCCGATAAATACGAATGGAAATTCAGCGAGATACCGCCGGAATCTATCGCCAACGACAAAATTCTCGCCAAATACGCCCCCATCGCGCATGAGTTGGGACTATCGAATCGCCAAGCCAATGCCTTGGTGGAGAGGTTCGGCAAAGATATACTGCCCGACTTGATGCCCCAGCCGCAGTTCGCCGACGCTCAAGAGCTTGGCAAAAAAACCTTCGGTGCTAAATGGACCGAGACCCAAGAAAATTATAAGAAGGCTATGACGGTCATCCAGGCGAAATATCCCGGACTCTCCGAGATCGTCAAAGACGGCGTGCCGATGGTCGATGGCAAGTTTGTCAACATCTTCGATCATCCCGCCATGATTCAGTTTGTCAACGATCGGATTAACGTGAGCCAGGACTTTGGCGGCAATCGTGGCGGTGTGGCGGCTGGCGATACCCTCGATAGCGTCAATACCGAGATCGCTGACCTGCGAGTGAACAAAACACTCCCACGCGAAGAGGTTGGCCGGCGTATGGAAATGTTGTATAAGAAGAAAAGCGCCTTGTTGAATGGAGGTAAATGATGGCGAAGAAGAAAAAGAAAGAAGTTCCCAACTATTGAGTCTCGCGAGAAGCGCCCCCGTGGGCGCTACTCGGAAGACTCACTTCT